GGTTGATGAAACTATTTTCGCAAACAGCGACAATCAGATTGGGTTGATATTAATCGATCCAACTGATTTAAGTGATATTGTTAATTATCCTAATGGCAAGCCTTATGATTTTATAATCAATGGCGTTACCTTGATGGAGTTATTTGTTGGCAATATTAAGTTTAGCTCTACTGATGGTGATATAACCTATGCTAATGGTGGAGTTATCACTATTAAATTAGGTGCTGACACCTCATTGGCGCATGACATACAGTTTTCATCATCCATTAAAATCTATGATCCAAGTCATCAAAATGGTCAATTTATTGTCAATCATACATTGAAAAACTCAAATTTAAGTTTAACAGTTACAGATCCCACCACTTGACATTTATAGCACTCCTATCATAATATCACTATACTGACCAAAACCATTAAGGCGGTATAGTGACTATCCATAAAAAGCAAAAAGAAAAACCATTCATCAATCCACTACTTCAAGGGTGTGAAAGCGAGTACAGATTCAACCTAATTCTTGGGTTAACATCTATCCGTAGTGAATTAATAATCACAGCACTTAGGCAGCATTATGTCACTGGCATTGCTGATGAGATGATATTTATAGATGCAGGTAACTACAAGCGCGGTAAAAACACACTTGGAAGGGTTGCAGCACAGATTGAAAAAATAAAGGACTACGATTGGGTGAAGCATGGCAAGCATTAGTGAGGTTAAGGCAGAACTCGATATTACCAACGCCAAGTGGAATAAATTCATTTACGAGGGGATCATAAGAAAAGAAAAATTAAATACTTACGATTCGATTGATATTGCAAAGCAAATTATGCGATACCAACAAACGATGATGCAAAACAATAAGACAGAGAAGTCAACGCTTGTAGTTAAAATCAATAAACTAGAAAAGAAACTAATTGAAGCCTCAGTTAGCTCAGGTAAAGTTACCAGCGATGGTGTTATTATTGAAAAACCGATGACAAAAAAAGAACGGTTAGACTTTCAAATACAAGAAGAACGCCTTATCAAAATGAAGCATGATAACGATGTTCGTAAAAAGAACTTTATGCCAGTTGATAATGTCTTTGAATTTGTAACCTCTATCTCTAGTGAATTCGCAGCATTCCTTGAACCACTTATCGGCAAAGTAAAGCAAATAATGCCAGATATGAACGCTCGAACTCACGATGAACTTGTTGCAATGATCGCAGTAGGTCGAAACAACTTATCACGACATATTGAAGGTAAAACTACACATGAACTCATTCAGTTATTCAATCCAGAGGAAGATCAGGGCAGCTCTGACACCACTGAGGATTCCTGAGCCACAAAATCTATGTGACTGGGCTGAGGAAAACTTCTACTTATCTGCTGAATCATCTTATGTGGAAGGTCGATTTACAGCAATACCTTGGCAGAGGGGTATTATGAATGCCATATCCAATGATGACGTTAGGATTATTAATTGGATAAAATCAGCAAGGGTTGGTGCGACTAAAATAATGCTCGCCTCGACAGGTTATTTTGCTGAACACAAAAAACGTAATCAATTATTTTATCAACCAACTAACGGTGATGCGGAAGATTTCTGTAAGACTGAAATTGACACCATGTTACGAGATGTAGCCTGTATGCGTGACATTTTTCCTGATGTTGGCAAAAAATCAAAAAACAATACCCAAACTCTAAAGCAATTTTTAGGCTCAACATTAAGAGTTTTAGGTGGCAATACCCCGACAAATTTCAGACGTTACTCTAGCCATGTTAATTACTACGATGAAGCAGAAGCATTTACCCATGATGTTGGTGGTGAAGGTAGCTTCTTACTGCTTGGCGACAAAAGATTAGAGGGAGCTATATTCCCTAAGTCAATTAGAATGACTACACCAAAATTAAAGTATGGAAGCATAATCGAGGGAGAAGTTAAATTATCAGATTACTATTTTAAATACCACGTACCTTGCCCACATTGCCACGAAAAGCAAGTATTGAAATGGGGAGGAAAAGAGTGTAGCTATGGCTTTAAGTGGGATGAAGGAAAACCTGAAACATGCTTTTATTTATGCGAACACAACGGCTGTGTAATTAAGAATAACGATCTGTATTACATGAATGAAAATGGTATATGGCGTGACGAAGATAGTGGCGTGCAACTAGATGCAGAAGGTCGATTTTTTGATAATAACAATGTAGACATACCAACTCCTAGTAATATTTCTTTCCATATTTGGACTGCATATAGCCCTTGGGTTCAGTGGGCGCAATTTGTCAGCGAGTTCATTATAGCTATGGATTTAATAGCAAAAGACGGTGAAACAACTAAACTAAAAACATTCTGCAATACCACTTTAGGCGAAACATGGGATGACTCTAATGATGCTGAACGGCTTGATGGTGACATTCTTTATTCACGTAGAGAGCATTACCCCATTAAAGGATTTAGCAAGCGTGGGTTAGCTATATTTGGCGGTATGGATATGCAAGACGACCGAGTTGAAGGTTCTGTTTATGCTGTAGGTCTTGATAACGAAACATTCCTATTAGAACACTTTATATTGAGAGGTGATCCATCTCAATCTCAATTATGGGATACTTTACATGTTAAAATGACTACAACCTATATGAGAGAAGATGGTCAAGAAATACCAGTGAGTCGTTGGTGTTTTGATAGTGCAGGACATTTTACTACAGAAGTGTACGATTTTAGTAAACAAGCAGGTGAACATTTTGTAATCCCGACAAAAGGTGCTAGTGTGTACGGAGAGCCTTTGATCACGTATCCACGCAAACGAAATAAGCATGGTGTGTTGCTTACAATGATAGGTACTGACACAGGCAAAGATATTGTTTATAATAGATTAAAATTAATCAATGATGATAACGATAAACCCTCACCTGGGTACTATCATTTCCCTATTGCTGAATGGTGTAATAAAGGTTTTTTTGCTCAGTTATGCTCTGAGGTTAAGATACCAAAGAAAACATCACGAGGCATGGTGATGGTGTATGATGCAGGGAGTAGGCGTAATGAAGCTATTGATTGTGCTGTATTAGCATTGTCAGCATATAAAATATCTATAGATCATTATGGATTAAACTTATCAATGTTAGCTGAAAAAGTAGAGCATCCAGAAAGAAACACCAAAGTTAAAAATAGTTTCCTTGATGTAGCTAAAAGATTAAACAGAGGTTAGACGGTATGGTTAATATATTCGATGGATCAGGTTATGATAAGATTAAAATACAATCATTGCTTGAGGAGTCTCAACAGGCATATCATAGCCTACTTACAGGTACTCATGCGGTAACTATTGAACGAAATGGTCGTAAAGTAACCTATACTCCTGCAAATATTCAACAACTTCGCTTGTATATTCAGGATTTACAAGCTAGTCTATCTACTTCTAACAGTAGATCACGAACACCTGCGAGAATGCTTTTTTAATGGAAATACTTAATCCAAATGGCGAACCAGCCAGAGCAGCAATGGCATCATACGATGGTGCTGGTATTGGTTTTGGTGGTCAATTATCCCGATGGGACGTTAACAGTCAATCTGCTGATGCCGCACTACTACCTACATTCGATACAGGTAATGCTAGAGCATCCGACTTAGTTCGAAATAATGGCTATGCTAAATCAGGTGTTCAACTTCATGTAGATCATATTGTCGGACATCAATTTAAATTAGTGTACAAGCCAAACTTATTATTACTTGGCCTAGATCTAGATAATCAAGAAGTTATTGATTTTATGAAAATGGTCGAGGCTAAGTTTACTAATTTTGCAGAAGATCCTAGATGCTATGTTGATGCTGAACGTAAACGTACATTTACGATGTTAATTCGTGAAGGTATCAGTACGCATTGTAAGTCTGGTGAAATAACAGCTAAAGCCGAGTATTTTAATAAGCGTGGCAGTAAGTATAAAACATCAATTAAAATGATAGATTATGCTCGCATATCCAATCCTGATGGGACTATGGATAGTAAAACCTTACGTGCAGGAGTTAAAACAAACAAACATGGTGCTGCTATTGGGTATCACGTTAGAACAAGCCACCCTAGTGATATGGGTTTAAACTTACTTGATAATTACACATGGCAATATGTCTTACGAGAACTACCTTGGGGTAGACAGCAGTTAATACATGTATTCGAGCCAGAAGGTGAAGGGCAAACTCGCGGTGCTAACAACTTACTTGCAGCATTAAGTAAGCTTAAAATGCTTGAGAAATTCCAAGAAACAACATTGCAAAATGCTATAACCAATGCAATGTACGCTGCCACAATCGAATCAGAATTAGATAGCTCAGAAGTATTTAAGGCTTTAGGTGGATCTGAATCAGGTAGCAACATGCTGAATCAGTTCATGGAAACTAAAGCTGAGTGGCACGAACATGGTGGAGTCAAGCTAGAAGGTGTTGCCATTCCTCATTTATTACC